ACGCCTACTCCGTCTGCGACGTGTACCTCTCCAACGCCGTCCGCTGCATGCTGCCGTCCGGCAAATCCCCTACCAACGCCCAGACCAAGCGCTGCTACCCGAACCTCCTGGCCGATATCCGCATCCTCTGCGAGATGTACGGCCACGACCGCCTGGTCATCCTCGCCATGGGTGCACCCGCCGTCTACGCCCTGACCCGCGTCTCTTCCATCAAGAAGGCAGTCACCATGCAGGGCCAACCCATCGTGCTGCCGGACCTCCCCGCCCAGCCCATCCGCTGCTTCTTCACCTATCACCCGGCGAGCTTCCACCCCGCGCGGAACCCCAACCTCCTGGAACCCACCAAGGCCCACCTCTCTCTCCTCCGCGACTACCTCCACGGCACGCTCCGCCTCCCCTCGCCGCCCAAGCCCCCTACCGAAGCCTGCGAGGAACCCCCCCACCCGTCACCGGAGTCCCCCACTCGACTCATCGCCTTGGACATCGAGACCTACGGCATCCTCGCCGGCAAGGACCAGACCGTGTTCCACCCCCGGCGCATGGAGGCCGTGGACGGCGTGCCGCGTGACCGCATAGTCGTCCGCGTGTGCCTGGGCTGGCGGGACCCCGACGCCACCCTCCGCACCTCCACCTACAACTGGGCCAAGTCGGAGCATCGCCGGGCGTTCCGCAGCTTCATCTCGAAGCTGGAGCCCACGGACACCCTACTCGGCATGAACATCACCTTCGACATCACCGTCCTTCGCTTCGTGGACCGCACGCTCCGCTGGCTGTTGCGGCCGGGGCGTGTCATGCTCGACGACGTGGCCATCCTCAACCACATCGACGCCGACCTCCGCCCCGAGCGCTCCCTGAAGTCCCTCAGCACCCTGCTCCGCACCGGGGACTACTCCGAGTCCGCTTTGGGCGTCAACCCCAAGCGGGGCCTCTTCGCCCGGAACGCCGACGACCCCAACCTCGTCCTCTACAACGCCGCCGACGTGGAAGCCACCATCCGCACCTACGAGCGCTGCCTCTCCAACCTCGCCGCCTGGGGCGGTGAATCCCACCCCGCCCTGACGGACTTCGGCCGCCGCTTCCGCTCGGACCTCCTGTGGACCACCATCCACATGACCGAATCCGGCATCGTGTTCGACCGCCCCGCCCTCGAAGCCCTCCACGAGCGACTGGTCCGGGACCGGGACGCCCTGGTCTACGAAGCCGATTCCCGTGGCCTAATCATCGCCGGTGCCGGTTCCCAGAAGTCCATCCGGGACCTCTTCACCAGGGCCGCCGAGGAGGCCGGCCTCCTGAACGACCGCCGACTCAAGCTCACCGACAAGACCAGGGACATCTCCACCGGCCGGGACAACATCAACCTGCTGCTCTCGACCCTGCCCACCGACGCCGCGACCCGCCCCGACATCGAACTCCTCGACCGCTACCGGACCGTCTCCAAGCTCATATCCTCGTACACCCGCAAGTTGCTCGACGACCCCCGAGAAGGACTCATCGGCGACCGCGCCTGGCCCATCTGGTACCCCGTCCCCGCCTACCCCAAGGACGAACTCGGCCAGGAGGGCGGCACCAAGCAAGGCCGCTTCGCCGCCAGGTCCCCCGCCGCCCAGACCTTCCCGCCCCCCATCGCCGCCTGCGAAGCCTCCCGATACGGCGACGAGGGCATCCTCGCCATCTACGACGAGTCCCAGATGGAGCTCCGGGTGCCCGCCCTCCTCTCCGGCGACCCCGAGATGCTCCGAGACTACCAGGAGGGCCGTGACGCCCACCTCCGCACCGCCCGCCTGCTGTGGCCCGACCTCGACGCCTCCGACCCCGAATACTCCCTCCGTCGCGGCCTCGGCAAACGCGCCAACTTCCTCGCCCAGTACCGTGGCCGCGCTCCCATCCTCGTCCAGACCGTCCGCCGGTTCGTCGGCGTCGAAATCCCCATCGAACTGGCCGAGGCCATCCTCCGCGCCTACCGGGAGGCCCATCCCGTCCTCATCGAGTGGCAGAACTCCCTCATCGCCAGCGCCGCCAAGCTCGGCTACGCCATGACCATCACCGGCTGGCGGCGCACGTTCTCCGGCGGACCCGACGCCGCCTGGAACCTCTACGACAAGGAAATCGTCAACTTCCATGTCCAGACCCTCGCCGCCCAGGTCGTCCAGTCCGCCCAGGCCGAAATCATCCGCTTCCACGAGTCCTCCCGCCTGCGCTTCCGCATGTCGAAGCAGCGGCACGACTCCATCACCATCGACTCCCACCGCTCCTGCTTCGAGACCGTCGATGCCTTCGTCCGCCGTGCCATGACCCGCCCGCCCCTCTGGCTCCACCTCGAAGAAATAACGAGCCGGCACGTCCCGCTCGTCGTCGAACGCAAGATTATCTGGCCCCGCCAAGTAGAAGGAGACCCCGATGCCCAACAATGACTTCCCGCCCCCCAAACGAAAGAACATCTACCTCGTGCTGTCGGAGGACTTCGACGAGGCCGCCGCCGAAATCCGCCGCCTCTCCGAGGACATTCGCCGAGCCCGGCGAATATACGACCTCGACGGCACCCTCCGAGACATCGGACCCGACGAACCCGAGTACTTCGTCTACTTGTCCCCCGGCATCGACCGCGCCGGTGCTCCCGCCTACCCCTGCTTCGATTTCGTCCCGCTCATCAGGGTAAAGACCAGCGAGAACGAATGGACCAACGTCTACCCTGTCACCGAAGAGGGAGACCTCGCCGTCGCTTTCCGCATCCGAATACCCGCCGGTACGACCAAGCAGGATGTCGGCGACCTCTTCCGCCGGTACGCTCGGGTGTGGCACGACTGCGGCTGGGAAGTCCTGACCGGCTTCTCCTGCCACCCCGCCTTCGCCGTCGAACCCGAGACCGAAACCGAAACCAAGGCCCGTTCCGAGTCTGCCCCGAAAGGAGAACCCAATGAGTAACGATTGGCCCGATTCGCTGGAGTTTGTGCTCGACATCCGCCGCTCAAACACCGACCAGCCTGTGGAAGCCCGTGTGCTCTCGCTACTGGGGGCCGCCGAGCGAAACATGCCTGAAGGTCGACCAATCGCTACGACCCTTTCCCTGATACCGCAGGGATTCACCCGCCCCACGTTACACGGCGTCTCGCTCCGATGTGACCTGCCCGACGGCACGCGCCGCTTCTACTCCCCTGGTGGAAACCGCGCGCACACCCTCTTCATCTTCCAGCAACACGAAATACCGGCCGCCGCCGAAGTTTTCCGAAACAACGGCTGGTCCGTCGAAGGATACGCCGTCTTGCCCAAGGCCCGTTCCGATGAGGAGTCCCGTGATGAGTCGCCCGACGCACACAATCCTGATTGACACCCGCGAGAAGTTGCCTCTGCTGTTCCCCAAGACCATCGCCCTGGGTGACAGGCTGGTGGACCTCAAGACCCGCCGTGTGCGCCTCTCGACCGGCGACTACCAACTGGACTCCACGCGCGAGGAGGGCGTCGTCGTCGAGCGCAAGCGGAACCTCGAAGAGCTCGCCTCCAACTTCACGAGGGACTGGCACCGCTTCCGGCGTGCCTTGGACCGCCTCGCCGAGTGCGCCTGCCCCATCATCCTCCTCGAAGGCTCGCCGAGCGCCTACCTCCGCCCCACCAAGAAGTTCCCAAGGCCCGACCTCATCGTCGACAAGCTCCTACTTGCCCTGTCCATCCGCCGCATCCACCTGTGGTTCATCGGCGCTTGCAACCACCCCACCAGTCGGCGGCTCACCGGCGAGCTCTTGGCCCGATACATGCTCATCCAGGCCGGCCTCCCGCCTTTTCTGCATCCGATGACAAGAACCCCTTGACAAGAGGCCGAGGCCCGTGTAACCTGGAAGAGAATACCAAGGCCCGTGTGGGGCGCTTGGCAGGTGCGTCCTCGCTGGGCGCCCCACATGCTTTATACCGGGACGCCTCCGCCGAATATCGAGGAGGCTCCCAACGGGCCTTGGTGTCTCCGAAGAGTGTAGCCCGAAGGAAAAGGCAACCTGACCCTAAAGCTATCGGGAGGAATGACCTATGGCTACGGCGCTATTGAGGTTGAGGACCCCCGCGAGCGGCGTGGAGGTCTCCACGAGCGAGACCGCCCTGGCGTGGGGGCTCAACGGGGCCGACCACATCAAGACTGACTCCAAACGGGTCCTCGCTCTGGTGTTCCGCATCGAGAACCTCTCCAGCACCACCGCGCTCAACTCGTTGAAGGTGTACGGGAAGGTGCATCCCGACGATGATACCTGGGTGCCGCTTGCGACGGGCAAGGCGGATTACACGGCGGGGAACGCCTACGTCCGGGACGCGAGGGTGTTCGATTCGAACGATGCGTTCGTGGACAAAGACCTGGCGTCCATCGGCGCCGGCGAGTACGGTTTGCTCCTGTTGTTCGTGCCTGGCTTCTCGCAAGTCAAGGTCACAGCGACGGTAGCGTCCGGCACCGCCGATGTCGCGGCGTTCGTGCAGGGCGTCGACGCGATGCCCACCGATGCCGCCTCCAGCTTGCTGAACGCGGTGGCTCCGGCTGCTGCTACCCCCCAAGATGCCCTGACGGCGACCAATTCATGGAAGAAAGTGTCGTTGACACCAGGGACGGAGTATATCGCGGCGTACACCGACGAGGACGTGTACCTGGTGCCGTCGGCATCGTCGAGCAGCCCGAGCTCGAACGGCGCTCGGTTCCACGGCGGGGCGACCCACCTGGTTCGATGCCGAGGCGCCTCGTACCTGCATTACCTGCGGGCCGGGGCCAACGACGCCACGGTCGAGTACACCGAGTTCGGCAACTGAGTGAGATTGACCGGAGAGTTCGCCATGGCACTGTTCCAGAAGAAAGCCGGAAGCGGCGATGACCGAGACAAGCGAATCGGGCCGAAGGGGCCGCCCCCGCAGATTCGGCGGGAGCGCTCGCGCGTGAACCTGGGCGCTCGCATCGTCGAGGTTGACCGGGTGTTCGGGCGGACGGAGTACCGCCTTATCGCCCCGCCGGTCGGCTCGACGGTCGAGGTCAAGGTTTTGGTGGACGGCGAGGAGTGGGCCGACTTGGGGCCGTGGACGGCCGAGGCGCTGCCCGGCAAGCATCCCCGCGTCCAAGTCAGGATGCTCGTCGATGACGCCGCAGACACGCCGGAGGTTGCCCCGCCCGAGAAGCCCGAGTCGGAGCCGGAGGGCTAGTCGATGGCCGACAAGTACCTCAAATCCAGCGCCACGCCGCTGAACTGGAATGACGCCGCGTCCTGGGAGTCCTCGCCGGGGCAAGGGGACAATGCTGGTGTGCCCCAAGCTGGCGATACTGTATATATCATGGACGGTTCGGCGGACCTTATTGTGGATGCGCCGACGCAGGCGCTGGGTTACTTCAGCGTCCACACTGACTATCAAGGCACCATCATGGTCGATAACCAGATAGACGTGGACGGCGACGCCGATTTCGGCGGGGCGACTTACGAAGGCTCGGCCGACATTTCCGTGACTGGCGCGGTAGCAGGGACGCTCTCGGCGGCTAATTGGTCGAATTACACCGGTACGCTGGTACACGACGGCACATCGGGGACGCCAAGCATCGGAGACCCGGACCTGTCCTACCTACCCGACTTCGAGGTCAACCCCGGCGGGGCGGGCTGCACTCCGACGGCGCAGGTGGACCTGTCGCTCGGCAGCTTTACGGGCACGACCGGGGCGTTCGATGACAACGGCAAGACCATTGCCCTTCGCGGCGACCTCAAGTACGGCAACCCCGGCACATTCGACATGACGAGCACCGGGACGTGGGATATGCAGGAGACCGCGGACCTGGACGGCTCGGATTACGTCACCAACACTCTTGCCCACTTGAAGGTCTCGCCGGCGGGCAAGACGACGACGTGTACCGGCTCGACGAGCGCGAAGGAATTGACGCTCGGCTCAGGTACGTTCAACGGCGGCGGCTCGTTCAGGTTCTACCCCGACGCCGACGACAAGTGGCATCAAGACGAGGACAACAATCTGGACGGCCCGGTCGTGTATTTTTATGGTCCCACGGCGATAGGGCCGGTGTACTCGGCCGGTTCGCACATCCTGGTCTATAAGTCGTCTCACGAGGCCGAGGTCGTCTCGGCCTTGGGGACGTGGCGGCTGACGCCCGGCGCGGCTCCGCTGACCATCTACAACTACCAGACCGACGGCTTGATGACGCTGGAGATGGGCGAGCACTCGCTGGTGGCCGGAGACATTACCATCGGCGGCAGTTCCGGCAGGGGGCCGGGCAAGCTCGACCTCGGTACTGGAGACCACAGGATTGCAGGGACGGTCGCCAAGCATGCCACCGGTGATGCTTCAGGGAACGAGGTGGCTCTGGGGGCTTGTTCGCTGTCGTTGTCGGGGACCCTCGACGGTGGGGGCACGCCGGCCGTGACCGTCACCAGCCGCAGCGCCCATGTTACCGGCGGGGGGACCATCAAGAACTGCAACGTGACCGGAGGCTACCTGTACGCCTGGGGGGCCAAAGACGGCGGCGGTAACTCCGGCAGAATCGTATGGAAACCGATGCCCAGCAGCACGCTCACGAACGCACCGGCCACAGCCGCCGGAGGTATGTAGCCATGAGTTCCAGCGCATCGAAGAACGGAAGGGCGTGGACCGCCTGGTTGAGTCTGCTGATTACGCTGTGCGTCCTGTGCGTGGGCATCGGAGCCGCCTACCAATCGCTGGCATCGAGCGCCGTCGAAAACCAGAAGGCGTTGGCGGACCACGAGGCGCGCCTGCGGTCCGTGGAGCGTACCCTGACGGAGATGGCCGCCGATGTCCGAGTGATTCGGCAAACTCTGGAACGATATGTGGAGTCGGAGTCAGGGGGCCGACGGAGACCCCCGGACGTGAGCATGGACATGGACATGGACATGAAGGAGACCTTGCCGTGAAACGACTAGTCGCTGCACTGTTGGTGCTGGCGGTGCTGTGCGCGGGATGCTCGGGCGTCATCATGAACGCCCAGTACAGCCGCATCCTGGACCGCACCGTCGTCATCGCCGAGGAGACCGCCCGGCGTGCCGAGGCGGGCCAGCTGTCCGACAAGCAGATGGTCGCCGCCCTCCGATGGAACGCCGAGTGCTGGAAGGCTTTCCAGGACGCCCGTGACGGAAAGGAGACGCCGCAGCCATGACCAACGATAACGGCAACGGCAGCGAACCCATTCCCCGAGAGGCAGCCAACGCCTCGCGGTTTTCGCTTGCGGACCTGGTTGAGCGGGTACCGCCTGAGTGGCAACCGGTGGTGCGGAAGTACGGCCCGGCCCTGCTGCGGATGTCCGCCGACGAACTCTGGGACTGGGTGGAGATGCTCATCCAAGGCAACGAGTACGAGGCGTACCGGCGACTCCTGCAACGACTGGACAACCAGCAACTCGCCGAGGCTATGCAGGCCGCCCTCAGCTCCTGGCGGGACGCCAACGAAGAGAACTACCGACGACTGCAACTGCAACGGTCCGCGCTCGGAGCGGTCCTTCGGGTCATGCTGAGCACCGCCATCGTCGCGGTGGGCCTTTAGCGGTTGGACGGCTTGGAAACTTTTCTGGAGGCTCTGGAAGATGGACGCCAAACGAATTATCAGGTGGCTGATTCCGGTGGTAGCCAGAGGCATCGCGTGGGTCCTGGCGGCGAAGCTCGGCTGGGAGGCGACCCGTGCCCAGTCCGAAGCCGAGACCGCAGCCAACGCCCTGGGCGCCCTGGCCCTGCTGGCCCTGAGCATCTACACCAGCATCAAGGGACGGCAGAAGCTGCTGCTGGAGAAGCCCCCCAAAAAAATCTTCAAAAAAACACAAAGAAGGTCTTGACAGGGTTCCCGGTTTCCCGTATCCTCGTGAGTGCTTCGAAGGACACGGGAAAGGAACGATATGAATCGAGACCAAGACCAAGACCGGAACCAGGCAGACCGGATTGGAATGGCTCAGCAGGCTACCGAACCCCCCCACCCGTCAAGCCAAGAGAACCTCGGCGGAGGTGCGCCGGGTCATGACCCCGACAAGGGTCCCGCCGGGCCGCATCTCCGCCGAGTCTTGGCGGACCTCCCCCCAGAATGGTCGAGGCACTACGTCGGCGTGTTGAGGGCGTCCAACCTGCGGCCCAACCCCGTCTGCCCGAGGCGATACCTCTTCGCTCAGCGGTTGAGGTGGCTGCCGGCGCACGAGGAGTCCCCCGCCCTGCGTATCGGGAGCCTGACGCACCGGTTCCTCGCCGGGTTGTACTCGGGCATGTCGCTGGCGGAAGTCACCGGCGTCATCGCCGATGCGCTGGCCGAGATGTACGAGGAAGCGGATGACGCCCGCCGGCGGGAAATCACCAAGAACCTCAACGTCTGTCGGGTCATCGCCGACCACTGGTGGAGGACCTACGGGCAGCACGACTTGGAGGTCTCGCAGCCGGTGGCCATCGAGCAGACGGTGTACATGACCCTCCTCGACTACGGGTTGAACGTGTCGCTGGCGGGCACCATCGACCTGGCCCTCATGTCCCCCGAAGGCGACGAGGGCGGGCGGCTCTGGCTGCATGACCACAAGACCACCAGCGACCCTCCGGCCGAGCGGGCCAAGGGACTCACCTTCGACTCGCAGGCGAGGGCATACCGGCTGCTGTGGACTGCGGCGCACCCGCAACAGCCGGCGTTCGGCATGGCCCACAACATCATCATGAAGCCGACCATCCGCCTGAAGAAGAGCGAGAGCTACGAGGACTACTTCCTGCGGGTGGACCAGTGGTACACGGACCAGGCCATCAACTCGCCGGGCCTCTCACCGCTGTTCAGGTCGTATGTCCGGTTCGGCGAGGACCTGATGACCGACGAGTTCCACTCGCTGTTGCGGTCGGCGGCGCACTGGTGCCACCTCAAGCCGCTGTCGCTGGACCTGTTCCCCAGGGACCGGCACGCCTGTCGGCAGTACAAGAGGACGTGCCCGTACATGCCGTTGTGTTCGGCGCCGGTCTCGTCGTGGGCTACGATACTCACCGAAAGCGGCCTCTTCGTCAAGGGCGAGCCGCCGCTCCAGGCCGCCCTGAAGGGCCACAGTTCCCTGACCGAAGGAGTCACCGAAGATGTCTGACAAGGAACACGAAGCAGTCGAGGCAGTCGAGGAGAGCCCCGGGCGGAACCTCCAGGAAATCGCCATCCCCGACAAGTACAAGGTGTTCGGGGCCGCGACGGGGTTCCTGCCGGCGCACGCCGACGAACTGCGGCTCATCGTCGAGGGCTTCGCCGGCGAGGGCAAGACGACCTTCGTGTCGTCGGACCCCAAGTCCTTCATCCTGGACTTCGACTTGGCGTCCGGGAACGTCCTGGGCCGCCGCGCCTGCGCCGTGAACATCCGCACCTGGGAAGAGTACGTCAAGGTGCGCGACACGCTGCTGGAGGACATGAAGAACGGGACGTGCCCGTGGCCCCGCATCGTGTTCGACACGGTGGACGCCTTCATGGAGCTCCTGGACCGGCACCTGACCGCAGAGCAGAACGCCAGGCGTCGGGCCGGCGAGCTTCGCTCAATGGTGGAGTTCGGCCAGTCGGGCGCCGGCTACCGGGTCCTCCGCACCGAGCTCGCCAAGGAGGTCAAGCGGTTCGAGGCCGCCGGCTTCTACTGGACCCTCTGCTGCCAGATGAAGAAGGAGCGGAACGTCGTCAACGTGGGCGACGGCCAGCAGGTCATTGAGACCAAGCGGAGCGTCCTGTTCGGCACGGCGATGGACCTCCTCAAGGCATACGCCGACATGGTGGCGCACATCTACCTGGACAAAGTGATGGTGCCCGTCTACACCGAGTCGAAACTGCCGTCGGGTCGCTCGTACAAGCGGCAGACCGGCGAGCGCACCGTGTTCGTGCACTACCTGGACGTGGTGCCCGAGTCGGGCCTCGGCGACCAGAAGCGGCGCATCCTGGGGTTCGACACGTCCCTGCGGTTGCCCCCGGTGGACGGCTGGTCCCACTTCGCCCGCTTCTACGACTCGAAAATCGAGGAGTACCTGAAGGACCCCGACGCCGCCATCAAGAAGGCGATGGAGGGGCTCGAACTGGTCGAACAAGCAGAGTTGCCGTAGACGGTCTACGGACGCGAGAACCAAGTGAGTGTGGTACGAGGAGTCGAACCAGTAAGTAGGAGACACGAAGATGCCGATGTCATTGGATGAGGCGTATGCACAGGCGAACCAAGCCTACGCTGATGCCGAGGTGATTCCGCAGCAGATGCCGCCCGACGGCACCTACACCGCCGAACTGGAGAAGGTCATCGACCGCGTGGTTCGGCGGCAGGACGGTTCCGAGGGCGTCCTGGTCACTGCCATCGCCCGCATCGTCGACGGCGACGAGCAGCTGGTGGGCCGCCGCTTCCGCCTGGGCACCTTCTCCGCCAACAACGCGGGGATGCTCAAGCAGCTGGTGGAGGCCATCACCGGCCGTTGCACCAGCGACATGCGCGGCGATGTTCAGCGCCTGCGGAACCACTGCGGCACGGTGTTCGTCGTGAACATCAGCCGGCGGACCACCCAGCGCGGCGAGTTCGTCAACGCCAACGTGGAGAGCGTCATCGAGACGCATACGCAGACCGCCGAGTAGCCGAGGCCCGTGGAGAGCGCCTGAGCCGGTGCGTCCGTGCCGGGCGCTCTCCCAACCTGCTTCTCCTTCCTTTCCTTCCTCCTCGCTGAGGTCGGACAGGCTGGGACGGAGGCGGCGGGTGGAAGTCCACGTCCACCCATCTATCCTTTCCGCGCTTCCTCCGTCCAAGCGGCTTCCCCCGCCGCCGTCCCGGCCCCTCCCCGACCGCAGCGCGACGCAACAGGATAGGAGATGAGATACGATGACTGACACCGATGTTGCACGAGCACAACCGGTCGAGACCACCGACCGGCCCTACTTCACCGTGCTGTCCGCCCGCCCCCGGTGGCATACCTGCGGCGACCGCAAGTACGGACTGTGGGTGCGGCTCTGGAAGGCCGCCAAGACGCTGCCCGCCAAGCTGCTGCCGCCCATGAACACCCGGAAGGAAGTACCGGTCGGCATGCTGTCCACCAACGAGCTGCTGGTGGTCCTGAAGGCGCCGGCGGGCGTCCGCACGTTCACGGACCTGATGAACAAGCTGCCGGAGATGTCCTGGGACACCAGCGGGGGCGGCGTGCCCCGCGCCATCCACTGGGTCGGCGACTGCTCGGTCCGGCGGGAACAGAAGTACATGGTCCGCCTGTACCTGCCGAAGTGCCTGGCGAAAGTGCTGTCCAACCTGGACACCGCCGTGGACGCCTTCGAGGAATCGCCGGCCAAGGTCTGGTTCCTCCCCGAAGGTTGGGTTATACTGCACCTGGTCCTCAAA